CTAGCAACCTTGGGAATTGTCTCATGATAATTTAAAACATAATCCGCTTGAGATCTTGTTAAGTAAAATTTTTTAGATTTTTGATGTTTACCCTTTAAATAGAGAATATAGTTATTTGCCCCAGAATATGTTTCCAATAATTCTAGGGCTTTAAATTCTATTAAAAGAGTATTCGAATCCAAAAATTGGTTTTAATTAAAAATAATCATTTTTTTAATATTTATCAATAAAAAACAAAAAAATGAATGGTAAAGTTCCAATAAGTAGATTAGGTAAATTTTTTGGTCAAGAGGATTTTGATTTAGAAGTCGAATTGGGTCAAGAATGGTTAGTTGGGGATTTAAACTTTACTTGTGTTCTTTATAGGGTTGATCGTCAAAAAACAAAAAAAGATGATGTTTATGGTGAAGTTGTTTCAGATGGGATTCAGTTTTTACCCCCAGTGGAATTTAATGCCTATGTAAACATTGCCGTTCCGGAAAATAAATTTATTGGATCCTCAAAAATTGATCAGTTTGAACCGGGTAACATTACTATATCTGTGTATTTGAAAACTTTGGAAGATTTAAGTGTAGACATTAACTTTGGAGATTACATTGGTTATTACGATAGTGAAAATTTTGTAAGATACTATTCAGTAGTTAACGACGGAAGAGTTGTGTCCGACTTTAAACATACTTATAAGGGATATAAACCATTTTATAAAACAATAATCGCCGCACCTGTCGGACCAAATGAATTTAGAGGACTATGAAACTAATTTTAAACGAAGCACAGAATGAACAATTAATAACTCAAATTAAAAAAGACCCTGAATTATTAGTTGGAAAGAAAGTTAAGGTATATTATGATGTTAATAGACATATGTTTTCGGTTACTTACTCGGGGATCGTCGTGTTGAAAGCGGATTATGTTAGATTAGAAAACTGTACTTTTTTAGTTGGAGAAAAAGGTAGGGAAAGAGTTCGTGCTGAAGGACAAAAAAATGTACATGCCTACGTTACTGGTACACTTACTGATTATTGTAAAAATCCATGTGAAGTTATACCTCAACCTGAGACCGGTATTGTAATTACTTATAACCCAAAACGAGATGAGTTTTTTCACATAAAGGATACTGGAGAAATGATTAAAAAGGCGGAAGAGGTTGAAATGATAAATCGTGAAAATAAAATATTTTTAATAAAGTAATGGGGTTCCCAAAAAAAATAAAAAAATATTTACCTCTCATAGAAAAAAAAACACTATTAGCACGAAGACATGAGATGGCTGATATGATTAGTGAGGATGGTACGTATTTACCTAAATCACTTCTTCATGCCGACATGGATGCGGGGTTTTTGGAATTTGTACGAGATCAGTTGGAGTTATCAGTGGAGGGGAAAAAAATACCTATGGTTGATGTGTTGATAACCACACAGAATTGGGCACAGTTCACTGAGACTTGGGATTTCGAAAATATTGACAAAAATGCCGAACCTCCTTTTATAACCGTAATTAGAACTCCAGAAGTAAAATATGGGAACAATCCTTCTATTGTTTATAATATCCCAAATAGAAGATTATACTTTTACATGCAAGTTCCAACATGGGATGGACAAAGACATGGAATGGATATTTACAAAATTCCACAACCAATTCCTGTGGACATAGAATATACGGTTGCAATTATTTGTAATAGAATGAGAGAGATAAATAAATTTAATCAAGTTATCATGACTAAATTTGCATCTCTTCAGGCATATCAAGTTATCAAGGGTCATTATATCCCAATTAAAATTACGAATATATCCGACGAATCTGTTCTTGAATTAGAAAAAAGAAAATATTATATACAAAAATACACATTTACATTAGGTGGGTTTTTACTTGATGAAGATGAATTTGAGGTAGTCCCAGCAATTACAAGGGTTCTTCAAATGTATGAGGTGGATACCAAATCCAAGAAAAGAAAACAAAGAAAAGCACAACCACCCCCATCCCCAACGATTACTTACGATTATGCTTCTGGATCAACTTCATTGACTTTATCTAAAACCTTTGATTATAGAGTTGATTTAAATTTTATTGATTCTTTGAATGTAAGTTCTTATGATGTCTTTATAAATGGTTTATTATTTGGGACAGACATTCGATCAATTCCAGTTAATACTGGTGATGTTATTGATATAGTGATTGTAAAACAAGTACCAAATGATGAATCCTGGATTCAATGGTACACAGAATATCTTTAAAGTTCTCCGTAGATATCTCTTTTTTCTTTACATTTTTCCAAAATTAATTTTTCTAAAAATTTGTACATTTTAATTCCGTGCTTGTCACAATATTTTTTTAGAGTCGTGTGAACTTCCACGGAAATCTTTAAATTTTTTATTTTTTTTGGGTTAGAATCCATAGGTAGAAAAAAGGTAGAAAAAAATCCTACTATTAATTAAATACATTGTTTTCTTAGAATTTTTAACGAAAAACGAAGTATTTATATAGAAAATAAAAATAAAAAAAACAAAACAATAATGGCTACTAACAGTAAAGTATTTGTATCCCCAGGTGTCTATACTTCCGAAGTTGATTTAAGTTTCGTTGCTCAGAGTGTGGGGGTTACTACCCTAGGTATTGCTGGGGAAACCTTGAAAGGTCCGGCATTTGAACCCATATTCATTAGAAACTACGACGAATTTACAACTTATTTTGGAGGAACATCACCTGAAAAATTTGTGAATACACAAATTCCCAAATATGAAGCAGCGTACATCGCTAAATCTTATTTACAACAATCAAATCAGTTATTTGTAACAAGAATTCTTGGTTTATCTGGTTATGATGCAGGACCATCTTGGTCTATAGTTACTGAAGGAAATGTAGATCCAACAACCATAGATGTTTGGTGTTTAAGTGCGGTTACACCGTCAGGTACTTGTGTCCCTGTTTGTGTACTTCCTAAAACTGAACCGTTTATTGTCGACTTTACTGGTTGTACTAACAGTGATGGAACTATTTCTTTCTTATCTAATTTCCCAACTGAAATTGAAAATCTTTTAACCACTCCTTATCAGGGTCCTCAAGGAAATCAATCATCTCTGAATCAAAATATTAAAGATTTAATTTTTGACGTTATAACTTCAAACAACCCTGCAATTACTGAAGATGAACTTATTAGTTATTTCGGTAGTGTTGATGGTGCTGATTACAGTGCATTGACTGTTAATGGAAGTTACACTGGAGCAACTAATGTATTTGGTGTTCCTGCAATTCCATTTGAAGATAATGATTTGTCTTCAGTTAATAACGATCCTTGGTTTTACGCATTATTTGATAATACAGGAAATGGTAATTATACAGGATATTCATTTTGGGCAATTGTTACCGGGGTAACGAACATCAATCCAGTTACTACAACAACTACCGGAACTATTCCAACCCCAACACCTACACCTTCAGCACAAAATCCTTGTGTTTCTCCATTACCTTTTACCTCACCTACTCCTACCCCTACACCAGTTAATATTGACTGTTATTCCGGATCAGTTGTTGGTGTTGTATATTATTACACAGGAAACACTTATAATGATTATGATGATATGGTAGTCGCTACCTTTAGATCACGAGGTGTGTCATATTACAATGATGGTACTAATCCTGATTTTGAAGTAAGTGGATTAACTCAAGTATCCTTAGATTTCTCTAATCAATACTCTGGAGTTACTAAAAATCCTTTCTTAACTTTTGGGGTTAATGTGACAAATAATTCAGGGACTAATTTCTTCTATGAAACATCTTTCAATACTTCAGATGCAAACTACTTAACTAAAGTATTTGGAGTTGACAATTTTGGTAAGCCAAGAACACAAGTTCCAATTTTTGTTGAGGAAAGATTCCAAACATTATTAAGTTATGGTTGGAGAAAAGGTTTCATCAAGGGTCTAAGTGCTGTCTTGGTTGACTTGGATAATGTTACGGGTCTGAATAACGCACCAAGTACTTCAATTGCTTGGTACTTAGACAGATATCAAACACCAAAATCACCTTGGGTTGTTTCTGAATTACGAGGTACAAAAGTGTATGATCTATTTAGATTTTACACGGTTGCTGATGGAGATTCTGCTAACTACAATGTTAAAGTTTCAATTTTCAATATCTCATTTGCGAACGAAACATTTGATGTAATGATTCGTGACTATTATGATACGGATTCAAACCCAACAGTTTTAGAGAAATTTACTAACTGTTCAATGGACCCAAGTCAAAATAACTTCATTGCTAA